GATCCTGATACATATTCATCTGTATATAATGACTTATTCTTAAAGCAATATTCTACAGCTCTTATCAAACAACAATGGGGTTCTAACCTTATTAAGTTTGAGGGTATGCAATTACCTGGTGGAGTTACAATGAATGGTCGTCAGTTGTATGATGATGCCACGGAAGAGATTAGACTTATCCGTGAGTACATGCAAGTGAATTATGAAGAACCAATCGACTTTATGATAGGGTAATTGAAATGGCTACTAATGTTTTCTTCTCGCCTAAAGTGCGATCTGAGCAGATGTTATATGAAGACCTCCTGATTGAATCTTTAAAGATATACGGTCAGGACGTTACATACATCCCACGAACACTTGTAAATCATGATACTATCATGGGTGAAGCTATTGCGTCACAATTTGATGCAGCGTATGAAATAGAAATGTATATAGAAAACCCAGAAGGCTTTGATGGCGAAGGTGATCTATTCGCTAAGTTTGGTGTAGAGATTCGTGACCAAGCTACATTAGTTGTATCCCGTTATAGATGGGAGCAGTTGATTGGTGTACAGAATAACCTCATCAATTCAAACCGTCCTTCAGAAGGCGATCTAATTTATCTACCTCTTTCTAACTCATTGTTTGAAATTGCACATGTAGAACACGAACAACCATTCTATCAATTAAGCCAATGGCCTACATATAAGATCCGTATTGAGAAGTTTGAGTATGCTAATGAGACTTTAAATACTGGTATTGATGTAATTGATAACATAGACAATACATTTGCTTATGGACTCAAACTTGTTGTAGATAATTCTAATAGTATTAACTTCACAGTAGGAGAGCCTGTCACTCAGACTCTTCTTGATGGAACAGTTATTACTGGTGAAGTAGCATCGTTTGATATTGCTACTTCTACTGCTATTATATCACATATTAAGGCTTCAGACAACAAGCAACATAGTATTGCTGCTGGAATTAATATTATTGGATCTACATCTACTGCTGCATGGAATGTAGTATCGGTAGCAGATTCATTTGGTGATACATTCAGTAAGAATGATGTGTTTGATACAGAGCGAAGTGATATACTAGATTTTGCAGAAAGCAATCCATTCGGTGAACTATAATGTTTAATAAGAATCATTTCTACCATCAAACAATTAGACGATTAGTATCAGTATTTGGTACCATGTTTAATGACATACATATCATACATAAAGATTCAGCTGGTAACACAAAAGATCAGATAAAGGTTCCTCTAGCATACGGCCCAAAGCAGAAGTTTCTTGCTCGCCTTGAGGAATCTTCTAATCTACGTAATACATCTCTTGCAATAAAGCTACCTCGTATGAGTTTTGAAATAACCTCTATGGCATATGACACCACTCGTCAATTGCCAAAGACATCTAATTTCTCGATGGCAGGTACAGAAAATAATAAGCGTAAGAAAGCATACGTTGCAGCACCATATACAATTGGTATTCAATTAAGCATTCTAACTAAGACACAAGACGATGGACTTCAGATTATTGAACAAATCATCCCATACTTCCAGCCTTCTTATACAGTAACGGTAAAGAATATTCCTGGTCTATCAGAGATTAAATCTGATGTACCCATTACATTAACTTCTGTTGCTATGTCTGATGAGTACGAGGGCGATTTCGCTTCTCGAAGAGCCATTATATATACTTTAGACTTTGATGTGAAGATCAATTTCTTTGGTCCAGTAGATGAAGAGAAAGCTACAATTCGTACAGCGATTACTAGTATTTCTGAGACTGGAAAGACATCTCCAGTAGTGACTACTACCACAACAACCAATCCAGCTGACGCAGGGATAGATGATGATTACGGATATACCGAAACAATTAACTTCCTCGACGAAGATTAAATCTGACGTTGACATTGCAGCCGATTATGAATATAGTCGGTCTAATTACTATAAGCTAATAAACGCTGGTAATGAAGCAATTGAAGAGATGTTAGAATTAGCAAGAGAGACGCAGCACCCAAGATCGTTTGAGGTGTTGGGTAAACTGATCAAAGATATTTCAGACGTGAATGATAGACTCCTTAAAATGCAAAAGGCTAAGAAAGAATTAGCTACGGAAGAAGCAGACACACCAAAGACAGGTGTAACTAATAACAATTTATTTGTTGGATCTACCACCGATCTTCAACGTATGCTAGCAGACGCTGCAGCATCCTCTGAGAAAGAGATCGTACATGACCCAAAGGAATGATACATATTTAGGTAATCCTCTTGTAAAACGAGACGGAATACAACAAGCATGGACAGAAGACAGCATAAAGGAATATGCTAGATGTATGCAGGATCCTGTATACTTTGCAGTAACATATCTCAAAGTAATCAACTTAGACGAAGGCCTTGTTCCTTTTGAATTATATGATTATCAAGAACATATGTTCAAGCACTTCAATGATAATAGATTCTCTATTGTATTAGCATGTCGTCAATCTGGTAAGAGTATTTCATCTGTGGCATATTTGCTATGGTATGCTGTATTTCATTCAGAACAGACTATTGCTATCCTTGCTAACAAAGGATCAACTGCACGTGAGATGCTTGCTCGTATAACATTGATGCTTGAGAACCTTCCGTTCTTCTTGCAGCCAGGATGTAAGGCATTAAACAAAGGTTCAGTTGAATTTAGTAACAACTCAAGAATCATTGCTTCTGCTACATCTGGTTCATCTATTCGTGGTATGTCTATCAACGTACTGTTCCTAGATGAGTTTGCATTCGTAGAGAATGACGCAGAGTTCTATACTTCTACATACCCTGTAATATCATCTGGTAAGAATACAAAAGTAATCATTACATCTACACGTAATGGTATTGCTAACGTATTCCATAAGCTATATGAAGGTGCTGTTCAGAAGACTAATAACTTTAAGCCATTCCGAGTAGATTGGTGGGACGTTCCTGGACGTGATGAGGCCTGGAAGCAAGAGACTATTGCTAACACTTCTCAGCTTCAGTTCGATCAAGAATTTGGTAATATGGTTACTACTTCTGGATCTACATTAGTAGATGCGGATAAGCTATTAGCTCTACAATCTATAGAGCCTATATACACTCAGAATGGAATCTCTGTGTATGTCAAGCCTAAAGAAGATCGTAACTACCTTATGTTTGTAGACGTTGCTAAGGGACGGGGACAAGATTACTCTACATTTAACATCATAGATGTGACAGAACAACCATTCAATCAGGTATGTACATATAGAGATAATATGATCTCACCATTATTGTATCCTGATATCCTTTATAAATATGCCACTACATATAACAATGCATATACAATTATAGAGAATAATGATGCAGGTAGTGTCGTATGTAATGGATTATATTACGATCTAGAGTATGAAAACGTTCACGTAGAGAGTTCTATTAAGGCTGGTGGCGTTGGCGTTACAATGAACAAGAAGATCAAACGTATTGGTTGTTCTAATATAAAGGATCTAATTGAACAAGGAAAGCTTCAGATTAATGATGCAGAGACTATTATAGAGTTGTCTGCATTCTCTGCTAGAGGATCATCTTACGAAGCATTACCTGGTATGCATGACGATCTAGTTATGAACCTAGTTATGTTTGGATGGTATTCAAGTACTCCATTCTTTCTTGAGATGACAGACATAGATTTAAGAAATATGTTGTATTCAGAAAGAATGGCAGAGATAGAGAGTGACATGCTACCATTTGGTATTATAGGTCATGAAGTAGAAGATGATGGACCAGTGATAGACACAGAATTTACAGGAGACATCTGGACAGTCTCCTAAAAGATGATAACGTATAAATACTTACAATTGAGAATAAACCTTATCATGAATCATATTAAAATAACTTTTTGAGGAAGAAAGTATGGCATTTCAAGTCTCGCCTGGCGTAAAGGCATATGAAATCGATGCTCCGAATACTGTAGCAGGCGTATCAACGTCTACTGGCGCTTTTGCCGGTCCATTTGCATGGGGTCCAGTTGAAGAGATCGTAACAGTTGGTTCTGAAGCCGAACTAACAGCAACATTTGGTACCCCAGATACGACTACTAATAAGTCTTTCTTGGTTGCTGCAAACTATCTAATGTACTCACAAGCGCTACGAGTTGTACGAGCTGCGGCTGGGCAATTAAACGCTGATGACGCCGGTGGCGGTGTAGCTAACGCTTTGATTAAAAACAAAGACGACTACGACGCATCGATCTCTTTTCCAGCAGGATCTACATGGGCAGCAAAGTATGCTGGTGCATTAGGTAACGCTGTTAAAGTTGAAGTCTGTTCTGCTGGTGGCGGTTTCACTGGTTGGGCGCATGCAGGTTTATTCTCTGCTGCTCCTGGTACATCTTCATTTGCAACTGGCCTAAGTATTAATAGCGACGAATTACACGTTGTTGTATCTGATGATACTGGTGCAATCTCTGGTACAGCCGGAACAGTGTTGGAAATTTATGCTCACGTTTCTCAATTAGCAGACGCTAAGAAAACTAACGGTTCTAATAACTACTACAAAGACGTACTTAATGCTCAATCGGCATGGGTATGGTGGACTGGTCACAGTTCTACAAACCTTACACAAGCAGGCGCTTTGTCTACTGCTGTTACTGGTGCAATGGATAGTCATACTACTGTTATCTCTGCAACAATGACTGGTGGTCTTGATGACAATTCACCTACAGATGGTGAGTTACAAACTGCATACAATGTATTTGCTAATAAAGAATTAGTTGATATCGATCTAATCATCGGTGGATCTGTTTCTCCTACATTAGCTAATTCACTTGTTACTCTTGCTGAATTACGTAAAGACGCTGTTGTATGTCTTTCACCTGAAGCTGCAGATGTTACAGCCGCTTTGGTTGTAGCTTGGGGTAATGCAATTACTAAGTCTACTTACGCAGTACTTGATTCTACGCTTATTAAAGTGTATGATAAGTACAATGACGTATATGTTAACATCGGTGCTTCTGGTGCTGTTGCTGGCTGTATGGCTGCTACAGATGACGTTGCTGATCCATGGTTCTCTCCTGCTGGTGTTGCTCGTGGACAAATCCGCGGTGTTACTAAGTTGGTATGGAATCCTACTCAACTAGAACGTGATGACTTATACAAAGTAAGCATTAACCCAATCGTTGCAATTCCTGGTCAAGGAACTATGCTTTTCGGTGATAAGACTAACTCTGGTAAGCCTTCTGCATTCGATCGTATTAACGTACGTAGATTGTTCATTGCTGTAGAGAAAGCTATCTCTGCTGCTGCACGCGGTATGTTGTTTGAATTCAATGACGAGTTTACTCGCTCACAATTCAAGAACGCTGTAGAGCCTTTCTTACGTGATGTTAAAGGTAGACGTGGTGTTACAGACTTTAAAGTAGTTTGTGACGAGACCAATAACGGTCAAGGTATTGTTGATTCAAACCAGTTTGTTGCAGGTGTATACCTTAAGCCATCTCGTTCTATTAACTTTATCACATTGAACTTTATCGTTTCTAGAAGCGGTGTTGAGTTTACTGAGATCTCAGGATAATAAAGGAGAAATAATATGGCTATTTTAGGCGTTGATGACTTTAAGTCAAAACTAACAGGTGGTGGTGCTAGACCCAACCTATTCAAAGCAACATTAAACTTTCCTCTAGGTATCAATACTGATAACGAGAAAGCATCTTTCATGTGTAAAGCTGCTTCATTACCTTCATCGGTAATTGCTCCTATCATGGTACCTTTCAGAGGTCGTCAGTTGCAAATTGCAGGTGATAGAACGTTCGAACCTTGGACTGTTACTATTATCAACGATACCGATATGTCCGTTCGTAACGCTTTCGAAAAGTGGATGAACGAAATCAACAATCATACAACTGGTGGTGGTTTAACTAACCCTGCTTCGTATGATGCTGATATGGCAATCGAGCAATTGGATAAGGCAGGTAATTCACTGAAGAAGTATGATATCAAAGGTGTTTGGCCAACAAACATCTCGGCAATTGAATTGTCGTATGATACTGCTGATACAATCGAAGAGTTCACAGTTGAGCTACAAGTGACGTATTGGGAATCAGCTGGTATTACTAGCTAGTATAAATACTGCTATAATATGGGGGAGTTCGCTCCCCCATAATTCGTGAGATAATAATAGGTATATAAAAATGGCAGAAATATTCGGATTTTCAATCAACCGTTCAAAGGCTGAGAAAGAAGAGTTAAAGAAAACTTCTTTTGTTGCTCCAGATGATGACGAAGGTGCACAGTATATTGCATCGGCTGGTAATCACTATGGCCAGTACATTGACGTCGATGGTGATAAAGCAAAGGATACAAAAGAGTTAATTCTCAAGTATCGAGCTGCTGCACAGATTACTGAATGTGATGCTGCTATTGAAGATATCATTAATGAAGCATTAGTTGCAGACTCTTTACAGGGTCCTATAGCAATTTCATTAGACGATTTAGAAGTATCCAAGGGTATTGCTAATAAGATTCGTGATGAATTTGATACTATTATCAAGCTGACCAAAGTTAATACTTCAGGTCACGATTTATTCCGTAAATGGTATGTCGACGGTCGATTATACCATCATATCATGGTAGATGAAAAATCAGCTGCCAGAGGCATTCTAGAAGTACGATATATTGATCCTACTAGAATCCGTAAAGTAAAAGAACTCATTAAAGAGAAAGACCCTAAGACTGGTACAGAAGTCATTAAAGGTGTCAAAGAATACTATCTCTATCAGACAAATAACATGATGAACAAAGAAGAAGCTCTGCGTATTACTCCAGATGCTATCTCTTATGTTACATCAGGTCTGATGGATCCAGAACGAAAGAAAGTTATATCACATATACATAAAGCACTAAAGCCTGCTAACCAACTAAGGTTGTTAGAGGATTCAGTTGTAATCTATCGTGTATCAAGAGCACCTGAAAGACGTATCTTCTATATTGACGTAGGTAACCTTCCTAAGTCTAAAGCAGAAGCGTATCTACAAGGCATCATGAATAAGTACCGCAATAAGATGGTATATGATGCTTCTACAGGTGACATTAAAGATGGCAAGACTCATATGTCTGCCTTAGAAGATTTTTGGTTACCTCGACGTGAAGGTGGCAGAGGTACAGAGATTTCTTCATTACCAGGTGGAACAAACCTTGGTGAGATTGAAGATATTATGTACTTTCAAAAGAAGCTATATAAGTCATTGAATGTACCTGTACAACGTCTTGAGTCTGAATCATCATTCTCTATGGGCCGTTCTACAGAAATTACAAGAGATGAAGTTAAGTTCTCTAAGTTCATTGCACGTCTAAGATTAAAATTCTCTGACTTGTTTATGAGTCTGTTGCGTACTCAGTTACTATTAAAGAAGATTATCTCAGCAGAAGATTGGGAAGAGTATAAAGATGAAATCAAAATCATCTTTGAATCTAACGTACACTTTGCAGAACTTAAAGCTGCAGAAGTACTACGTGAACGTGTTGACACATTGACTAATATGGAAATGCATATTGGTACATACTACTCACGTGAATGGGTACGTAAGAACGTTCTTATGCAGACAGAAGAAGAGATCGAAGAACTCGATAAGCAGATTGAAGATGAGAAAGAGT